GGAGGTTCTGTGGTTCTCCCCGTTCAACCATCCGCATGAAACTCTCATGCGTTTCCGTTGGCAAAATGCAGTCTTCCACGGTCTGTGGCGGTACTTCTCAACCCAAAGACCCTTCACGGTTTCAGTTGTATTCACGAATCAAGCCTCGTAGGTAGAGTCGGCGTTCAGAGCAATCCAATAGGTCAGCGGTTCATTCTTGTTGGAGAAGGACGAAACAACCTTCTCGGAAATGGCAACGGTATAGTCGCCAGGCAGGATCTTCAGGTTCTCCACATCAAAGATGAACTCAAATGTGGCTCCTGAAGTATTGTCTCCCACCACAAGCGAATAGAAGTTGGAAGTCACATCACCCTTGTCCGTGGCGGCAAGTTCAATCTTGGAACCGTCAGCAGACGAGCGAACGCACAGGTGTCCCACCTGAAGCACGGACGCTGCCTTGATGATGTCCGCGAAATCCTTTGCGGTGAGATCAAACTGCACCACGGGGGACGGCATGGCGATCTTCTTGCTTGTGGAAGTCACCAACTTCGGGTCGCAGTAGTAGTATCGCACACTGGACTTGCCGCTCTTCACCGTGATGTAGTTCTCCTCAAACACGAACTCTGGATCCTTGAACAGACTCACGGTGCCAAGGAACTTGTTCAAGTCCCAAATGGCAAACGACTTCGTGAAAGTCTCTCCAACCTTGGCTTCCGCAAGAATGTTCTTCGTGGATGACAGCGTGTTGAGGGTGTTGCCCTCGTTCACGATGATGCCAGAGTTGATGGATGCGAAGTTCTTGAGTATTTCAAGAGTCCGCTTTGAGATGGTAGTGGAATTACTCGTCATTGTCTTCGTACTCGTCATAATTAAAGTCCTTTCGTCCTGCGTTCAGATCGTCCACATAGTCTTTGAGTTGCTGCTTTTCATCGTGTCGCCTCGCGCTCTTGTGCTTGCGCTCTACGCTTTTACGCGCCTTTCTCGCACTAGGATCGCGGTCGTATTCACTCCAGTCATTGCTTCTGCTCATTTCAGAAATCTCCGATGTCCTCAATCAAGTTGCGTAGTCCCTTCTCAATCATGTAGTTGAGAATCTTGGCGCGAGAAGGGGTAAAAGGTTTATTCCACTCCGATTCAATTCTTTCTTCGTACTCCGCAGGAATGTGCAGCAAGTCGATCAGAGTCTTGTTGCGATTCCAATTAGCGGAATACTTTGTAGCAATGTTGCCTGTCTCGGCGTAGAACTCCAAGATTTCTTCCATTCGCTTCTTCGTCACAGGCTTCTGTCGCTTGGACTCATCCACAAACGAATCATCATCCGACAGCACATTCGGAACACCATCGGAAGAGTCTCCCTTGATGATGTGTTCAAGCAGATACTGCTTTGGATTCTCTACCGTGATGAACTTCTTCAGTAGAGGCGAGTACTGATCAACGCCAGGATACAGTTGCAGTTGACCAAAGTCCTTGTCTCCACTCAAGATGAGAATCTTCTCGGTGGGAGCGTATCGCTTCGTCAGGAATGCAATGATGTCATCGGCTTCGCAGCCCTGAACAATCATGTTTCTGTACGGGAAAATCTGCGCGACTTCATCGCGGATCGTATTGATAATGCTGTAGAACCGCTCCCACTGCTCGGGGTTTTCCTTGCGATCAGCCCTACGCTTTGCCTTGTATAGTGGGAAGAAATCGCGCCGCCAAGATGCACCACCGTCTTGACAGATCACCAATTCTCCGTACTCGCGGAAGAACTTCTTGCGGTACATACGGTAGGTGTTCAGCACCATATGGCGCACAAGGTGTTCGTCAATTGCACCGATGTCCCGTTGCTGTGCAAAGATGGAGGACATCAGAACCTGTGTGTTGTCTACGAGAATCATTACTGTACCTGTAGAATAAGGCAGTGCTTGTTGACACGACCTGTAGGAGTTCCTGCCTTGGTCTTCACGCCGTTGAGGTAACGCACCGCAGCGGTAAAACTCTTTCTGCATCCATCGGCATTCTTCACAAAGTCTTCAGGCTTACGGACAGTCTTTTCAAAAGACTTTGCGGAATCGAATCCCATGACCGTAGACCCCTTCACAGAGAGTCCACTCTTGGGTTCTACTGCCACAAAAACCGTAGCCTTGTTGTTCTTGGTGTTGAACATGATGAAGCCTTGTGACCCAATGATATCACTTGCTTTCGCAGAGTCAACACCAAATGTCTCACATCTTGGCAAGAACTTCAATCCCTTGATCTGCGCCTGTACGCTCTTGGGCTTGCGCTTACGGGGCTTGCGAGAAGCCTTCAGAACACCAAGGCGGTCATTCAAATTACGAATGGCTTCCTCGAAATATTCTACAAGGGTCTTCAGGCTCTTGGGTTTCAGATATGAGTATCCTTCAACCAAGTCTGCGTCCGTCTTGTCGTGCGCTGCCTTCAGGTCAGTGTAAGACTGTTCTAGGCGGTGAAGTGCCACCGTAGCCATAGGCTTGTTTAGATCAGCCCCCTTGATCCAGTCCATGAGGGGATTGGGCTTCTTCTTGGTCGCCATAACGCTCTCAATGGCAGTATCAAGCACAGGCTCAAGGGTGGTCAGCATCTCATTTGCCTTGGCTTCAATCCGATCCTGAACCGTTACCCGCTCGGTCGGCTCCTTTGGAACGCGCTTCCGTGCGTCATCAAGCAGTTCATCCACATTCTTGCGGATAAACTCCCGCTGCTTGTCTGTGAGGGGAAACCCACGACTGGCGCAGCGGCAGTACGGAGAGATCATCTTTAGTAAATTTTTAGATGCACGGGACACCAGTTTTGCGTTCTCGTCACGACCCTCCGCAGTTAGCCACTCCACAATCCACTTCTTCGCGGCAGACGAATTGAAATTCTGCCGATACCAGTGGAGAGACTTTTCCAAAAGCAGATCGGTGTCTGCGTCTTGAGGAATGGCTGTAAAGTCAGGCTCATCGCCTCCCGAAAGAATGCTGCGAGCGCGTTCGTTGGACAGTTTCCGACTCATGGTTAGCATAGTTTGCTGAAGTTGTTGACCTTCTTGTAGGTCAAGATATTTTGGAACTTGTCTAGCAGTTGATCCGACTTGTGGGAAATCACGAATATGTTGTTCGAACCGCCCATGCTCTGTAGGATCTTGATGACCTCTTCAGTACCCACGGCATCCAAAGAAGAATCAAATACCTCGTCCAAGATGAGAAGGTTCGTGTTTGCACTGTTCTTCATTCTAGCAATGTCTCGCCATGCTAGCAAGAGGGACAGGTCGATTCTCAATTTTTCACCCTCACTGAAATTATCATATGAAAATTCATCGCGGTGGCGGCTCTTGATTATTTCATTGAAATCCTCGTTCAGCGTGAACTGTGCGAAGAAGTCCATTGAAATCAAGTACTTGTTAATGATCTTGTTGAGAGCAGGAATGTATTTACGAATAATCTTGCGCTTGATTCCGCTGTCCTTCAGCAGCACCGTGGCAATCTCCATTGTGTGAAGATCCTCCACGAACTCCTTTCGCTGCGCTTCCGCGCTCTGCTCCTCCGTCTGTAGAGCAGCCATGCCGTCCCGCTCGGTCTGTACCGATCCCTTCTCCTCTTCGGTCTTGCGAGACAGATCCTGCAACTGCTTCATGTACTTCTTGGAGGATGCAATAGCAGAATCCGTCTTGTGGGACTCCTGCTTCTTCGATTCGATGAGGGACAGAACCTCTGTGGACTTGTCTAGTTTGGTTCGTGCATCCTCAAGCATCGTCTGCATTTTTTGAAGTGCTGTGACCAACTCAATCTCACGGGAGTCCTTCTTGGAGATCATGTCCTGACGGAACTCGTCAGGCAATCCATGCTTGCACACAGGACACTCCTCGTTCTGTTCATAGAAGGACTTCTCCTCCTGAACCTTCTTCACACTAGACTGCATCTGCTTTCGCAGGGCAGTCATCTGCGAGATGGAGTCACGCTGCTTGTCAACGGATGCCACGCTCTCTGCAAGCGCAGCAATATCGCTCTGAAGATCCGCCTTCTTCTCAAGCAGTGCAGTGAGTGCTGTCTGCTCTTCTGCTAGAGACTTGTTGTACGACTCCAACTGACTGTCGGACTTCTCCTCAATCTTGGCGATCATGTCCGCCTTGTGTTCTATCTTCAGTTTGAGGGTGGAAATTTGTGACTCCACGCCACGCAGTTCTTCCTTTGTGGAGGAGATGCGATTCTTCAGAGCCTCGTTCATCTTGGAGAACACATCAATATCCAACAGGTTCTCTACGATGTTGCGGCGATCAGCAGCAGGAAGCCGCATGAACGGCACATAGTTCGTGGAGCCAAGAATAACAACCTGACAGAATGTCTTGTAATTCATCTTGAGGATTTGTCCCTCAAGAATGGCTTGGTAGTCCTTCGCATTAGCCGTCTGCTCAACGGTCTTGCCGTCCTTCTCAATGGTGAACACCTTGGGAGAAAGACCACGAACTACCTTGTATGCGTGTCCGTTCATGGTGAATTCAATCTCCACCACGCAGTCCTTGCCGTTGATGGAGTTCACGATCTGCGGCAGATTGATGTTGCGGAACGGCTTGCCGTACAAGACAAAGGTAAGGGCATCCAACATGGTGGTCTTACCCGCACCGTTCTCACCGCAGATGAGCGTAGTGGAGTGCTTGTCCAATTGCACTTCCGTGAAGTAGTTTCCCGTGCTTAAGAGATTCTTCCACCGTATCTTGTTGAATGTAATCATGGCTTGGCACTCTCGTTTGCAATGCACTCCGCATACAGTTCACGCACAAGCGTCTTCAGCCGCTTCGGATCGGAGATGTTCTGTAGGGCTTCGATCTCCTTGTTGATGATGGTGATCGTGTCCTCGCCCAAATCCACCGCTTCGCTGTCCCCGCTGTTCT